GCTGTAGCTTCATAAGTTTCTCCGGTAGCACCCTGGGTCTTCACAGCCCGCCGGAGGAAAGTAGGGCTGCTCTACTAATTCAGCCGGTCCTGGGCACGACCTTAAACTGCCCACTTTATAACCAAGTGAAAGGAATAATGTTCGTTGTACTTCTGATATTGATTGCGCTTCTGTTCCCTACTAGTGCAGAAGCCTCCTGTCATACTCATAAGTGCTGGCACAAAGTTCGCGTGCATCATCTCGAGAGCTATGTCCAGAAAAAGATCGACAAACTCACGCCTTATTCTTGCTGGACGGTAACCGGCCGATTCAGATCGGCTAAGCCTTGCTGGGTTATCACGCAAGAAAGCGCCATGGTCAAAGCGGGTCCTTGGAATGCCCTCAACACTTGGACGAGTGGGGCTCCATGTTGGAGACGAGCGTGTGGACCGTATCAGTTCCTAGGTTGGAACGTTCCATGGCCAGTGATTGTCAAATCGAAATACGAAACACTTAAGCGTAAACTCGCACATCATAGACAAGCTTCACGTATGTCATTATCTAACTGGTAAGAATTCTCCGGATGCGCCGAGTGGGCGTTTAGTTCTAGATCGCTACCGCGTTAGGCGTCACTGATCAGATCCGGGGACAGGGGTGGGCATCCGAAAGGCGCATCTTTGAAGTATAAGGTGCGGTTTAGTAGGCTCTGCCCATCCCGCCGGTCTTTTAGAAAGGAAATTTATGTCCCGGCATGTAATAAACGAAAGCAAACGCTTTTTCTGGGTCGTCGGTTGGGACCAGCCGTTGCAGACTTTCTTTTTGCAACAGCATAAAAGGTCGGCTAAGCCAGATGCCAATCCGATTAAATGGTGGCCTAGGACCAATTCTAGGAATCCTGAAATTGGGCCCATGTACGAACTAGAAGATCTCGAGCGAGTTATGCGCCGGAACGGAATAGTTCTTGAGCACAGTGTAAAAACTCAGTTGTATTTAGATCGAGACGAAGGGAGGTGAAATGTTAGAGCTGTTTCCGCATCAGTCAGCTGCGTTGAAGCAGCTCGCAAATGGCAAGATCCTCTGGGGAGAGGTCGGTACCGGTAAATCACGGGTGGCTGTTGCCTACTATGAACAAGAAGAACGACATCGTGATGTGTACGTTATCACAACCGCAAAGAAGCGCGACTCTAAGGATTGGGAAGACGAGTTCGCGATCATTGGTGTTGGTAAGTCGCAGGACGCTACTGTTCACGGTGTCCTTACCGTCGACAGCTGGAACAACCTCCACAAGTATAAGGACATAAAAGATGCATTCTTCATATTTGATGAACAGCGAGTCGTGGGAAGTGGAGCTTGGGTCCGAGCTTTCCAAAAAGTTACAAGAAGCAATAATTGGATCCTTCTCTCAGCAACGCCTGGAGATACCTGGATGGACTACATCCCGGTGTTTGTTGGTAATCGATTCTATCGAAATCGAACCGAGTTTATCCGCGAGCACGTCGTTTACGCTCCATTTACAAAGTTCCCTAAAGTTCAACGTTACGTCGGAGTCAACAAGCTAGTCAAGCTGCGTAACCAGATCCTGGTACACATGCCGTATGAGAAGCAGACTGTACGGCATACCAAGACCGTCAAAGTTGGCTACGACATCGAACTGCTCGAGAAGGTTGCCAAGAAACGCTGGCATATCTACGAAGAACGGCCCATTCGTGACGTATCTGAGATGTTTGCTGTCGGGCGTAGACTGGTCAACACGGATAAGTCGCGTTTGAGGCAGCTGAGAGCCCTCCTAAGGCGACACCCTAAGATAATCGTGTTCTATAACCATAATCCGGAACTAGAGGTTCTGCGGACGTTAGAGAGGGTGACAACCGTTGCAGAATGGAACGGACACAAGCATGAACCTATTCCCGAAACTGAATCTTGGGTTTATCTTGTTCAATACGCGGCAGGCTCGGAAGGCTGGAATTGCACGGATACTGACGCGATTGCCTTTTATTCGCTTACTTATTCTTACAAATATTGGGAACAAGCGCATGGGCGAATCGATCGAATGAACACAGGATTCAAGGATTTGTGGTTCTATGAGTTCATTTCAGAGAGCTTTATCGATAAAGCAATTCGTCGCAGTTTGAAGGCAAAGAAGAACTTCAATGTTGCAGCGTTTGACGTTTCTGAGATTTAAGAATGGCTTAGATAAGCTAAAACTGTTTAAGTTTGCCAAGAAAATAGAGCAAAAAACTATTTGATTGCGCGGACCTAATAAGTAATATATACAAGGTAGTACTTATTGACTTTCCGTAATTAAAAAGTTTTTTCTCACAAAATCTTGGCAAAAGGAGGCACCGTGGCCAAAGAATTCGAAGAAGGCAAGAATTACCTCGTTTCTGTTACCCATCAGTTCGAGGGAGAGTTTGTTGGGTATGAGCTAAATGAGCGTGGCCACCAAATAGCTGTGTTCAACACTGGTGGTTCTGGCCGTTATGGCGAACATCAGCGTAAAGTTCCCACTTACAACATTATTGAATCTGTGGTGAAAAAGTATTGATATGGAAAAGTGGAAGAAAATTAGAGGATTCCCGGATTATAGTGTGAGTAATACCGGGCTTATCCGGTTTAATAAGACTGGGAGAATTCTATCTCAGTACGAAAATCAATACGGCGTAGTTTGCATAGGATTGATGCTTGATGGAAAACAGAGACACCGTTCCGTTCCCCTATTGGTTGCCCGTGCTTTTCTACCTGGCCGTCGTCCTCCTTTTGACACTCCTATCAATTTGGATGGCAATCGTCACAACAATCATGTCGAAAATCTGGCATGGCGTCCTCGATGGTTTTCTGCCAAATGGAATCGACAGTTTAGGGAACCGTACGCCTATCCTATCGACCGCCCGATTAAGAATATCGCGACTGGAGAAATTTTCGATAACTCAAGAGAGGCAGTCATGCATTACGGAATCTTGGAAGAGGATCTGGTTTTGTCCATAATGAACCGCACAGTTGTGTGGCCACTATTTCAGGAGTTTGAAATTGTCGAATGAAGTTAAGAAAGCTAAGTACGTTCGTCAGGTTGTTGCTTCTGGGAATGATCCACAAGAAGTATATCAAGAATACGTAAAGGTCGGCGAGAAGTATCCAATGAACGAATACGCCTTTGCCGACGTAAGGCAAATGACCGATCCACCAAAAACCATCGATCGCTATGTTGTGATACGAATTGTGGAGAGAGTTAAGCCTTAGACATTGGGTCGGAGCAGAATCGCAGGATATAATAGAAGGAGATAGATGATCTCTTCTTTTTTGTATCTATTAGACCGCAGAAAGGAGGCATCGTTTGGCTGAGAATCAATATCAAGGGAGATTGATCAAGAAGATCAAACGACGCTTTCCTTGTGAGGTTTTGAAAAACGATCCAAATTACATTCAGGGAATTCTCGATTTAACTCTTCTGTTTGAAGGGGGATTTTGGGCCACTCTGGAAGTTAAGGATTCTGCTACCGCCCGAGTTCAACCTAATCAAGATTATTATGTACAGCGGTTCGACGATATGTGTTTCGCCGCGTACATTTATCCAGAGAATGAGGATGAGGTATTGAATGCGCTTCAACAAGCATACGAGGCTTCAAGGCGAGCATGCATTCCTGAGCCCAAGTAATTATCATTGGATCAACTACACACCCGATCGTCTTAGTGAAAGATGGACGACGGCTCAAGCTGCTGCGTGGGGAAGTTATCAACACGAGTACGCAATGAACGAAATTCGTGCAGGACGTTTGTCTCAGCACGAAGGCATCTTGGGAATGTACATTAACGATTGTATTAACGAAGGAATGGAAACCGAACAGGTTTTGTTCTATTCGGAAAATTGTTTTGGTACTGCAGATGCCATAAAATTCAAATACAGAAAGCTCACGATCAGTGACCTCAAGTCCGGCGTGATAACCGCTTCTGTTCATCAACTCGAAGTCTATGCCGCACTGTTTTGCTTAGAGTACAATAAGGATCCTTATAAAATGGATATTGAGCTTCGGATTTATCAAGAACCCGAGGTTTCTATATTTGATGCTGATCCGGAGGAAATTGCGTTAATTATGGATAAGATTGTAGAGTTTGATAGGCAAATCGAACAACTTAAGCGAGAGGAGGCGTCGTGATTCGGTCTGAAGAAGAACATCTCGCGCATTACGGCATTCTCCGACGTTCGGGTCGCTATCCTTGGGGATCTGGTTCGACTCAGAGTGCTCGCAATAAGAGTTTTCTTGATACCATCGACGAACTCAAGAAGAAAGGTATGTCTGAAACGGAGATAGCTAAGGGCTTCTCCACAGACGAACATCCATTCACTACCACACAGCTTCGGGCGGCTAGGAGTATTGCCCTCAATCAGCAGAAGCAGGAAAAGATCGCTATGGCTCAGCGTCTTAAGGATAAGGGATACTCAAATGTTGCTATTGGCAATCGTATGGGTATTAATGAGTCTTCGGTGAGAGCACTGCTTGCTCCTGGCGAAAAAGACAAAGTGGATGTTCTTACTTCAACCGCCGACATGCTAAAACGGCAAGTTGAAGAGAAAAAGTATTTGGACGTCGGTCGTGGTGCCGAATTAGATCTACCTATTTCTGATGGTGGCAATATTGGGCTTGCTAAAGGCAAATTCGATACTGCCATTGCCATACTTCAGGAAGAAGGCTACAAAGTTCATTATCTTAAGGTCCCACAGCTTGGTACAGGCAAGGAGACCACAGTTAAGGTTTTGACAAAGCCGGATGTCACGTATTCTGAAGTTTCTAGGAATAGAGGTCAAGTGCGTCAGATTACTGAGCATTCCGACAATCATGGTCGGGATTGGAAAGACAATGCTCCTGTACCACCGCAGTCTATGAGTTCTAAGCGTATTGCAATTAAGTACGCAGAAGACGGCGGTTCTAAGGAAGATGGTTTGATCTATCTTCGTCCTGGAGCCAAAGGCCTTGATATGGGCCAATCCAATTATGCTCAGGTTCGTATTGCTGTTGATGGCACCCATTACCTTAAGGGTATGGCAGTGTACAAGGACAACCTTCCTGATGGTGTGGATGTTGTCTTTAACACAAATAAGAAGAATACGGGTAATCCTAAGGATGCTATGAAGGAAATGGAAACACTTCCTAATGGTAAGATCAATAAGGAGAACCCATTTAGTTCTTCAATCAAGAGACAGAGCGGACATCTCAACATTGTTAATGAAGAGGGTGATTGGGACAATTGGTCTCGAAACCTTTCTTCACAAATGTTGTCTAAGCAAAGCCCGGCTCTTGCCAAACAACAGCTGTCCATGACCTATGAACGAAGGCTTAATCAGTTTGATGAGATTAGCAAACTAACGAATCCTTCGGTTCGAAAGAAGTTGCTTGAATCTTTTGCTGATGAAACAGATTCTGCTGCTGTGCATCTTAAGGCGGCAGCTCTACCTCGTACAGCAAACAAGGTTCTGTTGCCGGTTAATTCGGTAAAGCCAAACGAGATCTATGCACCTAGTTTTAAGAATGGGGATCGAGTTGTATTGATTCGACATCCTCATGGTGGAACGTTTGAGATTCCGGAACTTACGGTTAACAATCGTAATCCTGAAGCCAAGAGAGTTCTTGGTCCTCATGCAACCGATGCTGTAGCAATTCATCATTCTGTTGCTACTAGGTTGTCTGGTGCTGACTTCGATGGTGATACTGTTCTTGCTATTCCGAATAAGAGTAAGTCGATTACACATACTCCTGCTCTGGACAGTCTAAAGAATTTTGATCCTCAAACGTATAAGAGAGATCCGGATTCTGGTGTACCTAAGATTAGTCCTAAACGGAAGCAACAAGAGATGGGTAAGATCAGTAACTTGATTACTGACATGACTATTAGGGGTGCTGGTCCTGACGACATTGCTCGTGCAGTAAAGCATTCTATGGTAGTTATTGATGCAGAGAAACATGATCTCGATTACCAGCGTTCTGCTAAAGACCAAGGTATTCTCCAACTTAAGGAGAAGTATCAAGGAGGTAAGAAGGCTGGTGCATCTACCCTAATCTCTAGGGCAAAGTCTGACATCTACATTGATCAAGTTAAGCCCCGTCCTGCTAAGGAAGGTGGCCCTGTGGATCCGAAGACTGGTAAGAAAGTCTTTGTTCCTTCAGGTAAGACTACGGTCAATCGTAAGGGTGAGACTGTAACCAAGCAGCAAAGGTTCGATAAGTTAGCTATTGAAGATGATGCGTTTAAGTTGGTATCTAAGGATGGTGGTACACGCATTGAACATGTGTATGCTACACATTCTAATCAACTTAAGTCTTTGGCTAACGCAGCTAGGAAGGAAGCTTTGGTTACTAAACCAATTAAGGTTTCCGATTCAGCTAAGAGGGTGTACTCAAATGAGGTGGCTACTCTAAATGCAAAGCTTAATCTTGCAAAGAAGAACGCCCCCCGTGAAAGACAAGCCCAGCTTCTAGCAAACCAGGTGGTCTCCCAGAAGAGGCAAGCCAATCCTGACATGGATTCAGATGATCTGAAGAAGGTCAAGAATCAAGCATTAGAAGAGATGCGTCAGAGAACTGGTGCTAAGAAGGATCGTATCTTCATTACCCAAAAGGAATGGGATGCTATCCAAGCTGGTGCTATTAGTCCTAGTAAATTGACAGACATCTTGAACAACGCAGATCAAGAGACCGTCAAGAAGCTAGCCACACCAAGGACAGATAAGCTAATGACATCTACCAAGACCGCACGTGCTGAGTCCATGCTTGCTGCTGGATACACACAGGCAGAGGTAGCCAGTCATCTTGGTGTATCACTTACCACACTCAAAGCTAGTCTCAATGGGTGAGGTGAGAGATAGCAATGGCAGAGACTAACAGTACTCAAGAGTACATGCTTACCACAGTGGACAATCCATTCAGTCCATTCACACAGTTTGATGAGTGGCTGGTGTGGGATCACAACGCTGGTTATGATACCCCCGCTCTACTGGATCGTATTGCTAATCAATCAGATGAGATGTCCGAGGCCGACCAGGCACAAGCGATTGATTTAGCAATGGATGAGATAGTACGAGAGAATGTATCAGGTATGCATACTAAGGTGCTTGGTAGTAGCGATACCCAACCAGGTACCACATAGGTACTACCTTGCCATCGGGTGTGTTGGATGTAACAAGATGAAGGTCACGAGCTAACATCTATAGAACAATAACAAAACTTATTGTCTATCATCCACCACCCATGGCAGGTGTGCCATCCATCAACGTCAAAAATTTTTAAAAAAATTCCCCAGCCTCGAAAAAAATTTAAAAAACTTTTTCAAAATTTTTTTGATAGGGGGGAGGGGGTCAAAAAAAATCCACCCCCC